TACCCCTAAATCACAAAATTGTCCTAGAGCTTTACAAATAATGCTAATATAAATACTAAGCAAATTACTTACAGAGTTACTAGGAATATTACCTAAATATGCCCCTTGAAGGCCTTAAATCCTATAAACCATTTAGCCCTAAAACCTAACAAATAATTTGCCTTGATTACCAAATCTTATTACCTAACCCCAACCTATATGTATTATATAATACATAATATAATAACTTGGTGAAGGTAATCAAGGCTAATTAGTGATGGCCATTAATCGACAATGTACTAAAGCTATACTACCTACATACATAGAAGCTACATAACATACCTGTATTATATAATCCCCTACCTTCGAATTACCTTGAATGTAATCTATAATATAATACATATAAAGGGTACTCAAGGCAATCGGATTTAGAGGCCATTAATGGTCGGATTTATTTGCCTTTTTAGGCCTTTTTGAGTTTGCCTTTAAAGTGTGTAGTAGAGCTATATGGTATAGTGGCTATATAGTGAGTTGAGTGGCTTTGTATAGTAGAGGGGTTATCACTTGCCTTGTTTGCCTAAATCCCCAAAACCCCCGGCGAGGTACCTTGATATATGTATTAGGTATTATTATATTAATAGAGGGTATATTAGTTATAGAGGGTATATTAGTTATAGAGGGGATAGGTATTATATTATGTACCTTAGTTAGCGTTAGGATGATTTTGTTTTATTTTTGTGTTGGGTGGTGTGGGAGGTACCCGGTATTTATTCCAGGTACCTTGATATGTGGGATAATGTTATCAGGGCTATGGTGTATATTATTAGGGTTAGTAGCTGTGAGATTATATACCTTATTTTGTTTGTTGGGTGGGTATGCTTGTGGGCTTGGTATATTTTCTCATTGCGTATGAGGGTTAGGATAGTTCCTACGGATAGGATTATTCTGATTATGTGATAGAGGATGTTCATTTCTTTTTGTTTCTTAGTTTCTGTTGGGTACGGAGTAGCTTATTATACTGGGCTTGGGGATCACTTAGGTATAGAGTGTAATCATTTTTGTTACTGCCATTTTTGTTACTGCCCGGATTAGGGAAACGTTCTGTCCAAGTATCTTGGTGGGGTATGTATATTAGGTCTTTCTTTTTCATGGTAGTGATATTATATCGATTATAGTTATATCTCTTAGTGGGATTTGTAATATTTCTCTTATCTGTAATCTTATGTGTTCGGAGTGGAGGTGGTTGTTGTTTATCTCTTGGTTGGGGTACCTTAGGTATGGGTTAAGTTCCTCAGTTCTGTATGGGATTACCATTTCCTCTGTGAATCCCTCTGTGTATTCTTTAGTGTGACCTGGTACCTCGAAAGATACCAGGAATTTTCCTTTTGTTAGCATAGTTTATAGTTCGTTGGTTAGTATTCTTATATCGGTAAATTGATTCATATATTCCTCTTCTGAGGATATGTCAAGGCATTTGCATGCTATGTAGTGGCCGTACATTGATATACCTGTTTGATAGCCTTGGTCTTCGTTTAGGAAGTTAGCTAATGGTATCTTGTCTACTGAGCATATCTTCTGATGACCACCTGGTAAGGTTTCTGAATCCGTATATCCTACAAAGTTATAAGTATCAGTGTTATCGGTCAGGATAGCAAATATCTCGATTAGCCAGTTAAAGTCCTCTAGAGGTACTCTGTCTAGCCATTCCCATCCGATTGGATATTGGTTTACTGTTATTGTTGGTTTCATGATGTTAATTGAATTGAGGGTTAAACATTTGTTTTGGTTGGCCTAATAGGCAGCAATGAGGATAACCTGCTTCATCGAGGATTCCCAGTATAAGATATCGATTGGTATCTCTGGGAATTTCGAAATAGAAAGCTGGTTTCATGTCGCCATCTATGAATGTAAAAACTATCTGAGTGTTTTCTAGTAACCCATTTAGTTGTACATGAGAAAGGTAGTTATAAATAGCTTCCCTTTGATTTCTTGGGTTTTTATCCCATGAGATGAGCATATCGTCATACCAATTTGGATTATCGCATAGCTTTTTAAGTTGTTGTTGAATATACGGTGTCATGATTTGAAGTAATAATATAAGTCCTCGATTAGTTTATCCTGTTCTTCCCATATAGTATCTGATACTACGTATTCTGATACGAAATAGTTATAGAAAGGCCCAAATAGTATTTTTAATACTATGTCCTTGAGTTCGATATTGAGTTGTTCCTCTTCTTCGGTAGAACTGGGTTTGATTGCCTGAAGTTCTGCCTTATAGGATGCCGTAACGGCATCCTTTAGGGTTTGAATATATTCTGGGTTAGTTTCCTTGAGAATACTTAATTGTGATTTGAGTTCTTTACTTATCATGGGGCTTAGCGATTATGGATATGAATCCTTGTGGATATTGAGTATAGAATAATTGATAGTTCCCTGTGGGCAAGAAGACTTGCATTATGTTTGCAAGTAATGGGTAGATTTTCCATTGGTTTTCCTCTAGAAACTTGTCCCAGGCTTCTGATTCTTCGGGATAATTTCCAGAAAGTTGAATGTGATATTCCTTTTGTTCCGGAATAAATAAATTGGTTACTACCTGAATTTCGTCTGATTCCTTTTTGTATTGAGTAATAGGATACCAAATGCCTTCGGTTTTCCATTTATTGAGCTGAAACAAGGACATGCCCTGTTCCAATACGTTTAAGAGTTTATATAAGTTTACCATAGTGATTATTTATTAAGTTGTCTAAGGTAGCACTAATGATAGTGCCCGTGGAGATTTCGATCTCCTGGGCAACTAATGGTCTAACGTTATACTTTGTCATGCGATTGAGAAATTAAGTTGGAAAATCCAGTTGTTTCTATCGAGTTGGTTGAATGATATGAACCTCCCATCGTTGTCGGTAAATTCATTCATGAATTGAACTGCAGCAGATGCTAATTGCCCCTTATAGGGATTAGTATCGGCAGTTATGATTGATTCGAAAATGAAAGAATAATAGGTAGTATCATAGATTTGTACCTGATTAATATCCAAGCAATTGAGTTTGTAATCATCCTCTAGTTTGATTAAGAGTCCCATTAGGAAATTAAGAAGACTACCCTGTTCATCAGAGTCAAGTTCAAATGTAGATTTCTTTTCTAAGAAATTGCGAACTACCTTAGTTAGTTCGTCTGCTTGATTGTAAGTTACTGAGTTCGTTTTCATATTTTTGTCTATTTTTAAAATGATATGCAAATATAAGCATTTTTATTTTTATAGAAAAATATATCTATTTTATTTTTAAGGAGGCTGAGGATGTGTATACGCTAAGAAAGGCAGTGAATTAGACTGCCTTTCAATTATTAAGGTAATTGGGGAGTTAGCAAGTATAAAGCCTCTTTTATTATTGAATTCTTCCTAAACTCTAAAGAAGGTTCCTTATCCATTAGCCCACCTTTCTTCTTCTCGTTTTCAAATACTTCATGTATGGCTTGCTTTAGTTTAGTAGCTAATATCTCTGATAACTCCTGAGATTTAAGAGAGGTAAGTAACCCATTCCGTATTTCCCTAATATCCTGGTCATTTTCAGTGATGGGTTTTACTTCTACCAATTCTTGTATACCTGAGGAATACTTATTAAACTCTTCATACCCTAAATGTTGTAGGTCATTAATGAAGATACTAAATTCATCATGGGTAAGTCTAGTATCAAAACCTACTCCATGATATAGTTGTACTAAAGGGACAAGGATTCTCCTCAGTGTATTGAAATCTTTTAGATGGTCCAATTTTATTCCTGATTCGAGAGGTATTTTATATACCTTTTCACCCTTCAGTACTACTAACAGAACCATTAGTCTTGGTGGTAATCTTTTCTCGTTCATAAGCAAGTTTTTGTATTATGAGTTGGACATAGGTATTTCTCTCTTTATAGATAAACATTACCGATAGAAGTATCTCATGTTTCGGTAATATCATCTGTATGAAATTGCCTGGAGCAATCACAGTAGCTACTACTGGAGAATCCTCCTGAGAGAAATTCTCTAATATCATTTCTGCCCTCTTAATGGGTTCTGGTTTTGTTGGGTCCAAAGTTAGGACTGGAGCAGTTATACATTCCTTGATGCCCTGTGTTAAGGCATTATATAACCATTCATCTTTTATATCCTCTACTTGGAGGTTTTTCATTGTAATCATATCCTAAACCTATTTAAAGTCCATACACCCAGGATATTAGAGAATACCCATAGTTCCCAGTTTTTATAAAAGTTATAGGGTTTACTGAACTGGGATGTTTGAAATATTATCTGGCTTGGTGTTCTAGATAACATTTCTGCATGGCAAGTTAATACTCCAGAGGATAATTGAACTTTAAAAGCTTTAATTACATCCTCATCATTTTTAGTCTCTACTGAGGTAAGTAATTTAATAAATTCTACCTCTACACCTTCCGACATTTTAACCTTTCGGAAAGCAAATTTCTCTTTATTCTCCATTTTGTTGATATTTAGATAAGAACTCTTGAGCTAGTTCATCTTGAGTTCTTTCGATTATATTCTTTACGATTGTTTTATTTTCTACTCTAGCCCACATATATAGCATGCCCAATTGAGCATCCATATAGCAATCTATAAGAGATGGGTCCTTTCTAAATACATCCCATTGTTTTACGAAATTCATTCGAACCAAATCCCTATAACCCTGGTCTGATATATCTTCTTGGTCTATATAAGCAGATACCCTTTTTCTTACTTCTAAAAGAATTTTCTCTAAGCTTTCTGGTAATCTAAAATTTTCGGGTAAACTATGATATACCAAATTATTCGGTATTAATTCCTCAAAAGTAAACTGATTATCGAATAGTTTCTTTGGGTATCTACCCGAAAATATCAAGGGTATCTTATACCTTAGCAACGATGGTACTACGTCGTATATAGCATAATGTTTCCGATATTCCTGATAGACATCGAAATATAGATTCTCATCGAATATACCAGATTTCCTCATTATTGCTTGTAAAGTATTATAAGCAGCATTGATATGAGTATTACTCAATTTGAATACTAAGTTGCCATTTTTAAGGGCAATGAGTTCACTACAGCATCTCTTTCGTTTAAATAAGTTCATGTGATTAAAATGTAAAGTCAATGTATATTTTCCTTGTTCCCTTGAGAAATTTTTCGTGATTTGAGTCATCATACTTATGGCAAGCATAAGTCTTAGATGATTTATCATAATGGTCTCTTACCCATACTGGAGCAGTATCAGTTGGTTTTAATTTAAAGTATGTACCCTGATTAACCTTGTTAACCCGAGTCTCTTTGTAAGATGTCTTTGGTAGTTCCATATTTTTGTCTATTTTAAAATTGATATGCAAATATAATTCTTTCTTTTTAAATATGCAATATCCGGATATAACTATGGGAGCTTACTATTTCGGAGGAATTGAGATGCAAATGAGCCATCCTCTTTTTCTTCTTTCTCAAAGTCTTCATATTGATATAACTCTGGGTCTTCTTCGTCTGGGTCTATACGCATTTCTATTTCTCTACGTAGTTCATGATGTTCTTTAGAGAATGAAGACATAGCTCCCTTATAATCATCAGTAATTTGCATTAGCTCTGCTTTATTAAGGTTAAGACCCTCTTTACTGGTATCTACTCCTTCTTGTTTAGTAGCAACTACTTCGGGTAATGACTTAATGTCATACCTGTCTTCCAATAGTTTAGCCTCTTCTGGTTTATCCAATACCCTTTGTGATTCCAATACGATTTGACGTGCCTCTTCAACGGTGATTGCATTTTGCTGTGTTACGTTGTTCTGTTGATTGAATTGAGCAAATATATTCGTAGTACTTCCTCCAGTGAGATTACGTACGATAGACTGCAATGATGTAGAGGATTCAAGCTTTAATTTAAGGGCCTTTCCCAGCTCGGCAGATATAAACGGTACGTATTTCCCTCCCTGAGATTCTCTTAGGATATTAACCTGATGGGCTATTTCCATACGGTCTTCCAAAGCCCATGCTAGTTGTTCTCCCATTAATGCTTGTAGTAAATCTTCTGCCTTTTCTTTATCCCATATTCTAGAGCTTAATAGCCTATCTCTCATAAATACCCGTATGTAATTGATATCTATACCCATACGATATGAGAATGTATTTATGTCGTATGTGATACCACATAATACACCATTTCCCATTAGCCATTGATTGATGATATAATTATGTATCTTTATCAGAAGTTCATCATTTGGGTTCTTCTGATATTCTAATGCCATTGCAGTAGTCCCCATAGGTCTTGGGAATCTTACCATTTTATTTTCCTTTTCTGACATACAAATGAGATTTTCTAATATCGGAACTTTCATCATAACCCATATACTCTAAATCGAACCTTACATACAGATTCAAAGATAGGTTATAGAAATATCCCTTATATTTTTTCTTACTTACTGATAAATTAAAAGGTTCACCAGAGATTAGGTCCCTGGTGAATACTAAATTACCTTTCCCAGTGATGGGAATATTAAGGCAAAGTTTATAATCTCCTACCTTAAATTTATCCCCATGCAGGTCTGTGATTTCCCTTGCCATAGTTTGCCTTTTTATGGTTCGTAGGTTTTTTGTCTTGTTTACTACGGTTATTGGTTATCCCCTTTTGCTCTTCGATTAATTTCTGAACCTTTGGGAATAACCTTTGCCTTAAAGGAACTACCTGAGTAGCGAAAAAGGCATTCCATAATTTCTGAGTTAATGGTTCTCCTATTTTAAGTTCTGAGATTGCCCAGAATTTAGTTTCGAAATTCTTAACTATTTCCCTAAATCGGTAGTAGTATATATTGCCAGTCTTTTTATCTACCCCAATTGTGGTAGTTTGGCAATAATCTAGAAATTCTTTACCTAATTCGGATATAAACTCTTCCCTTTTAAAATCATAATTCTCTTGGTCGAGCTTAAATAATTTTACGTAATCGATTGCTTCCATATAGATTTAGTTTGTGATTATTAAACGAGGTATACTTTCATCTGTAATTTGAAATAAGTACCCTCTTACATCATCCTCATAATAAGAGGACCAATATGTTCTTCTAACTCTGAAATTATCAAGGATTGCCCCTTTGGGTACTCCAGTAATAAATAAGCAATGCTTAGGCATCATTGGAGTAATCTCAAATTTCCCATCCTTGAAATTACCATAGGTACCGTAGTCGGGCATATTACCCGTAAATCCAGTATTCTGTAATATGTCTTGAACCAGAGTAGTTTGGGGTATTTCCTTTTGGTTACATTCTATGGTTAACTTCGATTTGCCTATATATAGGT